CCGCACCATAGCAGTTAAGGCAATTGATACAATCGTATCAGTTGCCTTAACGTTTTTTTGCCCCGAAAAGCCTCTGTAGCAAGTACTTTTCACATTATTGATGCACCCGTGATAATCATCGGACCACAATATGATGCGATAGTTATGGTCATATTATCTCTCTAACCACTATATATACATATCAATTCGTTTTTTGACTTGGCTATCGTTTTTCGATTAGTCGTCTTGTCATAGAGAGTGTAGTGCCCCCAGTTGGGATGATGGTGTTAGTAAGATGAAAGCACTCGATTAGAACGGGGGCATATGCCAAGAAGCCCTCAGTTCATTTGAGGGCTTCTTGGTATAATTGTTATGATGCATTTTACAGCGTTTCCGTGACCTCTGTGCCGTTCTTGAAGGTAAAAACGACTCTGCTGTCGGTGTGGACGGTCACATGGTCTACCAGCGCATCCCACGTAGCTTCCTTGAAAACCATCGGCAGTTCGTACAGTTCGCCCAACTCGAATAGAAAACCACTCAGGATATCGCCCTTTAGTTCCTGCATTTGACGCTGCTCCCGCAGGATATCCAACCGCTTTTTTGCTTTGTCGTAGCGTTCAATATAATTGTCGTATCGGCTTATGTAAACTGTCTGGTCAATGATCGTGGTGGCGTTTGCATCGACCAGCTTCTGTACCAGACAGGAAAGCACATCTATCTCGCTGGTGATTTCACCGATTTCCTTATCAATACCGCTGAAATCGGTAAATGCCATGCGTAATGCTCTGCCGTCCTCGATAAGCGCCTCTCGGTCAATCATCAGCTCACTCACGGCGTTCAGAAACAACGCATTGATATCATCCTCATACAAATGAGGGGTTCGGCATTTTTCCGCCCCTGTGAACTTGGCGTTGCACTGCCAGATAGTACGGCGGTATTTGCTGGTGGAGTGCCAAACCTTTGAGCCATAATACTCTCCGCAGTCGTTACATATGATTTTTGCTGAAAATGGACTCAGGCTGTTATGATGTCGCCCTGTCGCTTTTCTTCTTGTCATTTCGTCTTGCACTCTATTCCATTCATCCGGGCGGATAATCGCCGGATGACTATTTTCCACATAAAATTGAGGAACTTCCCCCTCATTAATTTTTTGCTTCTTTGTCAGAAAATCTACAGTAAATTTCTTTTGCAACACAGCATCGCCCTTGTATTTTTCGTTGGTGAGAATACTCTCAACCGTGGTTGACTGCCATTTTTTCTTACCGCCTGGTGTCGGAATACCCTGCTTCGTGAGGTTAGCTGCAATTGCGTTTGTCGTCTTACCCTGTATGAACAGGCGGTAGATGGTTCGCACCGTTTCTGCTTCCTCCGGCACAATCTCTGGTAGCCCGTCCGCTCCTTTTCGGTATCCGAGGAACTGCCCGTAGGGCATGCTGACCTTGCCGTCGGCAAAACGCTTCCGTTGACCCCATGTCACATTTTCGGAAATAGAACGACTTTCTTCTTGTGCGAGGCTCGACATAATCGTGATGAGCAGTTCACCCTTGCTGTCGAGCGTGGCAATACCTTCCTTTTCAAAATACACCTCAATGCCTTTTTCTTTCAGCTTTCGTACCGTTGTCAAACTGTCCACGGTGTTTCGAGCGAAACGACTGACGGATTTTGTAACGATAAGGTCAATCTTGCCGTCCAGAGCGTCCTGAACCATTTCATTGAAGCCATCTCTGTGCTTTGTGTTCAGAGCCGAGATGCCCTCGTCGGTATAGACCCTGACAAACTCCCACTCAGGCTTCGACTGAATATAATTGGTGTAATAATCCACCTGCGCTTCGTAACTGGTCTGCTGTTCTTCACTGTCGGTAGAGACACGGGCATAACCTGCCACACGCTTTCGGACGGTCGCATTGCGCGGAAGCCCCGTGTGCATCATCCGTGTTGCCGGGATGACCGTAATGTTTTTTGCTGCCTGCATCAATGCTCACCTCGCTCCTGTGTTTTCTTTCGTGCGGCTTCCCGCATCTCCGGTGTCCAGCTCTCCGCTCTGGAACGGTCTGACCATCGTTTAACGGTTTCTGTACCGCCTTTGAAGCAGAACACCAGAGTATTGCCCTCCACCACTCTGACAGCCGTTATTTCGTTGCAAAAGGTATCTGCATCAAATGTATCGGTTCCTAACGCTTCGGCGGCGACTGTCATGAGTGTATCCTCTGGTATCTGCTTGGAGGCGCAGGCGGCTTTACCGAGCGTATTGTAAGTAGAGCATATCCATACGGGACCGGTGGCGGTAACCTTTCTGCGATAGTGCTTCCAGCAGATGGTGCAGGTCAACAGTCCTGTAAACGGATAAACCTTCTGACCACTGCCAGTGCGCGTATGCTTGTCCGCTCTACGTGCAATTTCAGCCTGTACTGCCTCAAAGGTCTCAAGTGGGATAATTGCTTTGTGCGTATTGACGGCGTGGTATTGCGGCAGCTCGCCGTTGTTGACGAGCGTCCGCTTGGTCAGATAATTCTCCCGAAAAGTCTTCTGTAAGAGCAGGTTGCCCGTATAGGCGTAATTCCGCAATACCTTCATCACGCTGCTTTTACACCACAGATTGCCGTTACGGGTTCTGATATGATTTGCATTCAGCGTTTTCATAATAGCTGTAACGCCCATCCCTGTGGTATAACAGGAATAAATCTGGCGGACGATTTCTGCTTCCTCCGGTACGATGATGTATATGCCGTTTTCGTAGCGATATCCGAGCAGGGTGCCGTTCCACGGCATTCCATCCTCGAAATTCTTTCTAATGCGCCATTTCTGGTTTTCACTAGCCGAGCGGCTTTCCTCCTGCGCGTAGGATGCCAAAATGGAGAGCATCAGCTCTCCGTCGGCGCTCATTGTGTGAATATTCTGCTCCTCAAAGTATACATCTATGCCGAGGCTCTTCAGTTCCCGCACCGTTTCCAGCAGCGTTACCGTGTTCCTTGCAAAGCGTGAAATCGACTTTGTGATGACCATATCGATTTTCCCGGCATGGCAATCAGCAAGCAGTCGCTGGAAGTTTTCACGCTCATCCTTAGTTCCGGTCTTAGCTTCATCCGCGTAAACGCCAACATAAGCCCAGCCCCGGTGCTTCTGTATGAACTCGCTATAATAACTGACCTGTGCCGACAGCGAATGGAGCATCGCGTCCTTGCCGGAGGATACCCGCGCATACCCAGCGACACGTTTCAGCTGCTCTGATGGTGGCCTGTAGAATGTGGTCTGTTTTATCCTGCGTTCCATGTTTTTCCCTCCCTTGTATCAATATTCGGTACTCTATATATTGCTCTAAAAGTGAGATATATCAAGCGGTTTCGGCAAATATACTATCCGAAGATAAGCCGTATTTACGATTGATAATTGTGTAAGCTTTACGCCTGTCTGCCTGCGTAAAGCAGCCATCCTCTACCAGTCCATCGATGAGGGCGAGGGTGGTGTGATACAGCATCATGGTATCGGCGGCGTACTTATCTGGCTTGTTTTCCACGGCTTTGCTGATAACACGCTCTTGAACAGTATTTTCGGTTTTTGTTGCCATAGCTTTCAAACTCCTTCCCGCAGTATTGACACACGAGGGTGTAATACGCTTTTTTGTTTATTTTCTCCGGATGGATGTTCCACCATGAAGTGCGGCACTTGTCCGAGCAAAACTTTTTCTCCCTGCGCCCCTCCGGTTGGGCAAAGATACTGCCGCACTGAGCGCACCGATGTGTACCGGGCAAATCCGGGTGCCGGCGCATATATGATTTGACAGTATTCGGCGAGATCCGGAGCACAGCCGCGATAGCTGAAGCGCCACACCCTTTGAGCCGCATATCCGTGATTGCTTTTATATCTGACTGTTTCATGGCTATCCTCCTTTTCTCACCGACTCCAATTCAGCGTCGGCGCATGGTCAGAAGCCGCTCCATTACATCATCCTGTGGATTGTTGCCGCTGTAGTCCATCGAACAATTGTCACGGACGACTGCGTAGATTTGATTCCACAGGGCGTTAGCGTGCTTGGAATACTCACGTGCCATGGAAACATAAGGAGAGGCAATCGCAGCTCCGGTAGTTGGATGTTTGGCAAGAAAGCCATACTGTGAGATTGCCTCCTCGCATTGAATCCACCGGGAGGCTGTCATTGCGTATTGCTCCAAATTTTGCTGGGTGACCAGATGTTCGCAATGATATTTTTGCAGCCAAGCCCAAGTCGTTTCATAAACATTCTTTGCTGCAAGTTCTAAACCGCTCTTCTGAGCGGAACCGAGAAATTCATGCGGCGGCGGCATTTCTGAACCTTTCAATTCCGCGGGCTGCGGAAGCTGCACTGTAGTGAGCCGCGATTTATTAACGCCGCCTTCCAGTACTTTGTCTGCCAGCGGCTTCTTTGGTCTGCCGCCTGTGCGCGGCTGCGGACCCCGTTTTCCCATAAAATATACCTTCTTTCTTTTTCAAGGGGTTAATACCCCGATAACTTATGTGTTTTTGTGTACGAAGCCCCACGCCGCTGTCCAGATTTATTGTTCGTAGAGATTTAGATACCCCCACCCCAAGGACAGAACGGACACAAGGGACAAAACTCAAATTAATATGTTTTTTAATCACCCGCCTGATTTCGCTTGCCGTACGCACGGAGCCCCACGCCGCTGTCCTGTTCCATTTTGCCCGGAGATAGAACCGCCCCGGGGTATCCACTGGCAGAAGCCATGTGACGCCACGCTGCCGTGGCATCAAGCCGTCATACAGCAGCGCATCGGACATATGATTTTCACCTGCAAATGTATGGGACAAAACGGACGAAAGGGACAAAAGTGTTTAATCAAGCACTATTTCGCTACGCTGGGCGAGGGCGTAGAGCTCGTCGATGCGGCCAGCGGTTTCGTTCTGATGTACACCATAGATTTTCTTTACGATGCGTGTCTTCTGATACCAGAGATAAATATTGGCCAGCTTTCTGGAACCGCCGGTGTCCATGCCGCAGACTTCCACATCAAATCCGTTGCCGAAGTCGCGGTAGATAACATACTCCCAGTCAATGGTCTGTACGGAGTAAAGCGGCCCCAGCTCCTCGCAGAGCTGCTTGATGTGCTTTGACGGCTTTGCTTCTGCTAATTCTTTATTCATAATCAACCTCCAAGTATTTGTGATACTTTTTTGGCAGCAGAGACTTCTGCTGCTTTATGGTCAGGTAGGACTTGTTCAAGATATCTGCACAAGCTGTAAAGCTCTTTCTTGCGGGGACACAGGATGCTAGCACGTCATACGGCGGGTCCAACCGTGTCAGCAGATAGAACGGACACCGTTCGGCCATAAGCATTTGAAGTACATCGTCACGACTGATTTCCCGCACGATGCGAAGCTTGGCAGTCGTGTAGTAGTCTGTGTAATGTGCCCGGAATCGTTTGGACGGTGCCATAGACTCAACCTCGCAAAAACGGGTATCCGGTGAATTGTACTGCCGGAGTGCTTGTGCGGCAGAGGCGGTGTAATGAAACCACCGCCAGTTGTCATCCGTGTCTGTCTCGTAGGTCTGTCCGACTTCAAACTGAAAGCCGCCGTACCCGGTGAGATCGGCGTTAAAGGCTTTGATGAACATCCATGCCACCTCCGGATCCATCCGCTTTTCTTCTCTGATGCGAGCATTTCGGACAGAAGTATTGAAGTTGAGCCGCTACCTCGTCATCCCATATGGGGGTCATATCATAACCACAGACCGGGCATTTGCGTTTGGGTACGACTCGACTGGTGCCATCATCGACGCTGCCAATACCATCAGGGCTGATTGTATAGAGCGCCGGAGCGCCAGGCATAAACCCGCAGCCGTCAATGAGCGCATACATATAGTGCCAGCCTTTGTATGTCAGGTTTTCCATGTGAAAGTTTCCCTCATCGTCTTCGACAACAGACAAAACGGTGTACCCATCCTCGATGGGCATGATCTGCTTAATTGTAGTAGGGATACGCATAATCGTTTATCCTCCTTTATAATAATGTTACCGTCCACCGACGGAGTGAACCGGGCTTGCTTGGTCACGTTAGTTGGCCAGAACTGCCGGATTGACAAGGTAGCTCTGTGCTGCCGGTCTTCCGGTGCCGGTGTAGCCGCTTACGGGTTTTGCCGCTACATAACCGTACTCAGACAGCCTGTCGAGCACGGGCTGTACTTCTTCCGCAGTCCGAATACCCCGGCAAATACGCATGATGTCCCGGCGCGTAAACTCCGTGAGACCGTTCTTCTTGATTGCCGATAAAACATACTTGCATTGTTTGACGATGGGATCTGCTCCCATGAGCGAGAACGCTGCTTTTGAATGTTCGGTGTAGTACCTGCCGATGGTGATAGCGTTTTTCATGGTTTCTGCGTCAACGACCAGTGGTGTTGGCTCGTCCAGAAAAACGCTGCACACGGTGCTGTTTGCACGGCAGAGAATTCCGGAGATGCGAAGCACCGCACCGACGAGCTTTCCAGCCCAATCAGAGATGTCCGACATTTCATCGCGCAGCTTCGGTTCCAGCTCATTGGCGAAATCCTCGAGCAGAGCGTCCGCTTCCGGGGACAGGGTGATCTCCTCCGGGCAGTCCGTAGAGGGATTGTTGTCCTCATCCAGCAGGTCATATATGAGCGTCGAATAGGCTCTTGAAATGTCCTGCGGGATTGAATCCGTGCGGTATTTACGACTTCCGACAAACGAAGTCGGCATGCAGTATAGAAATCGTGCGGTGAGGCCGCGCCCACGGAAGGTACCGTTCTGCATCATGCCGGAGAGGACATTGGGCTGCACGGCCAAGAGCACAGACAGCGATGGATTCATAATGCTTTCGCTGTTTCTGCCGATACGGTCGACGCGGATACTGTCGCCGGAGTGACCTTTGAGCAACACATCAATGTTTACGGTTTTTGTGTACATGCCGGAGAGCATATCGAAGATGCCGCCTTCGGCAGAAACGATTGCCGCTTTACCGCCGCCATCGGATAAGACCGATGTGAGCTTCTCCGTGGTAATATCGTCCACATAGATCCGCAGCGGTGTTTTCTCCTTGAACTCCGCGATTTCGGCGGCGATAGCGTCAAGATCTGCTTTGTCGGCCTTGCCTTTTGCCATCTGTTCCTCAAGTGTTTTTTGTCGCCGCTCCAAAATGCGTTTTTTCATCCGGCCGGCTTCCATTACCGCTGCGTTTTGCTTGTTGTGGCCGGATTCGAATTCGTTTACAGGTCTTGTCGAAAAGCTGATTACAGCGGATTTGCGTTCGGACGGCTCCGCTATTATTACAATGTAGAGATTGAGTGGCTCCACCCAGTCCTGCTTGCCACGGATACGGTATTTTCCCTGCGTACAGATGGACAGCACGCCCAGAGCAGCTGATGCCGACATATCCACGGGAGTCTGCGTGCTTTCGGACACGGCCAGAACATAATCTCGCACTACCATCGGCAGCACCTCTATGGGAAACTGCGGCAGCGTAAATTCGTCAAAGGGTATCGGTGTCTCCCATTTGATTTCACCGCCGCTTTTGCCACTGTACGCGCCGGGTACCACATAGGTGCCGGTAGACTTGATTTTCTTGAGAAAACCCTGTGCGCTTTTCCAAATGCTCCGAAGCTCATTGTCCGGGAGTGGCACATCGCACTTTTGGGCTTCCTCCAAAAACCGTTGACGCGCTTCTTCGGTGTCATCTAATTTCACAATGATTCGACCTGCGAACCTCGATAGCGTGGAATTGCGGTGCCCCTCTGTGATAACCTCAGCCATATTGGCGAAGGCGTCTGCGGCTTCATACTCCTTCATGAATGCTGTCAGCGTCAGCGACCCATCGTGGTATTCTACCTCCGGGTTCTCGGTGCCGTATAGGAAACGTGCCACATCCTGCGCTTGGTCATCAAAAAACGGAAAAACGCTGAACACCTGCTTTTTCAAATTTGCGAAGGTCTCATAATCATCCTCTTCGTCTATAATGAAGTCTACATGGAAGCGTGGCCTCGGAGATTTGCTGTCTTTTTGCTTCATGTGATGGCGGCTGTAGTGAATGAAATACCGGACATTGGTGAAGAATGCGGCGATGTCTGCCGGGTAAATCCAATCCTCTGGCTTATCCGAGTGGTTGTTGTCGATATCTTCGGGCAAGCCCCATGCTCGGATAAAGTTTTTGTTGCTGCGGTAATTATCCTTGAATTCCGTGAACACATGGTCATATGAGACCAGCCTTCGGAATGCTTCAATGCCATCGATAACGATTTTATTAGGATATCGGCAGTTGCTTTCATCGCCTCTGCAATTGGCGCAAAAGGCTGTAGGTGCGGTGTTCATTGCGTCGAATCACTTCCGTTCCCGTCACGAGCAGATAGCGTGCTTTCCTGAAGCCATTTATGAAAGGCTCCTATCGGAATGAGAATCCTCGTCCCGATACGGAATGCCGGGAAGCCGGGTGTTTTTGTAAGCTCATACGCTTTCGGCAGGCTGATTCCCATCTGCATGGAAAGCTCC